GAAGATTTTTGGTTACCGTCAAGAGAAGGTGGAAGAGGTACTGATATTACTACTTTGCCTGGCGGTCAGAATTTAGGAGAAATTAACGACATAGAATATTTTAGAGCGAAACTATATCGTTCTTTAAATGTTCCTGCTAGTAGATTAGAAGCAAGTCAAGGTTTTAATCTTGGTCGTTCTACTGAAATTACTAGAGATGAACTTAAATTTACTAAATTTGTTCAGAGATTAAGAAAGAAATTTACTGAACTATTTAATGATATAATGAAAACACAACTAGTCTTAAAGGCTGTAATTACAGACGAAGATTGGCACCTATTAAGAGACCATATGCAATATGATTTCTTACAAGACGGACACTTTGCAGAATTAAAAGAGTCTGAAATGTTAATGGAAAGATTGAGAGTTGCCGATTCTATGAGAGACTATGTTGGTAAATATTTCTCTGTTGAGTATGTAAGAAAACAAGTCTTACGACAAACAGATAGAGAAATAGATAAGATAGATAAACAAATTAAAAAAGAAATTGATGATGGTATTATCGCTATGCCAGACGCAGGCGAATTTACTAGAGAAATCAAATAGGAGAAATTAAATGAGTGAACATGTAAAGAAATTTATAGACGATTTACAAAATGGAAAAAATGCTGACGCAGGCGAGGCTTTTAAAGACGCATTAAGAGCTAAAGTTGCTGACGGTTTAGATAAACAAAGAGTTGACATTGCAAGTAGAATATTCAATGACGCTTCTACAGACGCACAACCTTTTAGCGACCCTAAACCAACAGTTACGGATCCTTCACCTGAAACTGAAACTATTATAGACACACAAGGTAATGAAGTTGCTTTTGAGCCAAATGGTAATGAACAACCTACACCAGAGTCAGAGGTTCCAAATGCAGAGAGTCAGCCAACTACTTAAACCAAATGTAGTTGACACTACGGTTTTTAATCAGTTGCCACCTAAACATAAAGAAGTGGTAAATGATTTTTACAATCAGGTAGAAAAATCTGATGGTAATATTATAGACAGAGTTGAAACTACAATTGATAAAGTTGCAACTAAACACAATGTAAGTACAGATGTAATGTACAATTATATTGACAAAGAAACGGGAGTATAAACATGGCGTGGGTAGATGTACCAGGTTCAAGTAATGTGTGGCAATATGAAAATACTGCTACAGCAGCTAATACATATTCTGATTCAGGTGCAGGTGCAAACTCAGCTTTTTCTGGTGGTGTAAGAACTTATACAAAACCAGGTGGTGGCACAGTTAAAGTTTATGCTAGAACTAGAAAAAAAGGTGAAACTACAGAGCGTGGTGAATTAAGTAAAACTTATTATGACAATCAGTAGTACAAATTTAGTTGATGATAATTTTAAAGTAATTAATAAAATTACTGGTGCAAGAAGTGAAAATGAAAAGTTAATAGAGTTAGATACTTTAAAAAACTCTACTAATGAATCAGAGATATCAATTGCAAATGCATATTACGAAGTAGAAGGCACAGGCACGGTAACTTTGCAATTTGATAATGATAAATTACTTGCAATGACAGGTATAGATAATTATGGTTTAAAACCTAGTGAAACAAAAATAAAAGGAACAGGCGATATAAAAATTTTAACAGACGCTAATGTAGATAAGTTTAGTCTTATGCTAGAGTGTCATAAAGAAACAGGATTTAGTAATGGCTGATACAGTAACAACACAAACAATAGCTGATACCTCTGGTGTTAAGTTTGTAGCAAAACTAACAAACTTTTCAGATGGTACTGGCGAAACTTTAGTAAAGAAAATAGACGCTTCAGAGGTTACATTTATGACCGAAGACGCAAATAGAAAAATATCCAGAGTATGGTACTCTATTAACACAGCTAATAATAAGTCTGCTGTAGAGATAATTTGGGACGGTACTACCAACGCTACTGCTATGTTATTAGGAGGTAATGGTTATTTTGATTTAAGAACTGCTGGTAATGAAATAACAAATAACGCTACAACACCAACTGGTGATATTTTAATATCTACTAAAAACTTTGCTGTCGGAGACAATTATACGATTATTGTTGAGTTTAGGTAACAAAACTGTATAAATAGTTAGAACAGAGAGAGAACATGAAACTAATATCGGAAGAAATTCAAAACGCAGAATACTTGGTTGAAGAAACCAACGGTAAAAAATCATACAAGATTAAAGGTGTCTTTCTACAATCAGATATCAAAAATAGAAATGGAAGAATATATGAAAATGATATCCTTACAAAAGAAGTAGATAGATATTCAAAAGAATTTATTGATAAAAAAAGAGCATTCGGTGAGTTAGGCCATCCAGATGGTCCAACTGTTAATTTAGAGAGAGTATCACACATGATTACATCTCTAAAAGGCGAAGGCAAAAATTTTATTGGTGAAGCAAAAATCATGGACACACCTTACGGTAAGATTGTAAAAGGTCTTATTGATGAAGGCGCTCAATTAGGAGTATCTTCAAGAGGTATGGGATCCTTGGTTCAAAAAGGCGGTGCTAACTATGTAGGAAAAGACTTCTACTTGGCTACTGCTGCCGACATTGTTGCAGACCCCTCAGCTCCAGACGCTTTCGTAGAAGGCATTATGGAAAACAAAGAGTGGGTATGGGATAATGGTGTCATTAAGGCACAAGATATTGAAGAGTATAAAGAGCACATTCAAGAAGCAAAAAGACTTAAATTAGCAGAGGCCAAGGTCAATGTATTTAAATCTTTTCTTGAAAAACTTTAATCTTATAAATATCTATTAATTAGAGAAAAATAACTAGTTATTTTAAAAAAGGAGATTTCTCAAATGGCCGATACAGAAAACAAATTAGCGGCGTTAGAGCAAGAAGCAGTAGCTGAGGCGAGTGCAAACCCCCAGGCTGATGCTCCTAAGAAAAATGCTGTAGCGGCTGAACCTTCTCACATTGCTAAAATGAACAATGCTGAAGATTTAGGTCCGGCTGTTGTTAAACCAACAGACAGTAATCCTGACGCAACTAAAAAATCAAAACAAGTTTCTGGCGACGCTCAACAAAAATCGCAAGGTGCTCCTGAGGCAATGCCAACATTGTCTGGACACAATACGAAATTAGAGGGTGCAGAAGCTGAAGAGGGTTCGGAAGAAATCAAAGAAGGCGAAATGCCTAAAGCTGCTTTAGACGCATTGAAAAAGCATAAAGAAAAGTCGGAAGATAAAGACGACAAGAAGGATGCTAAAGATGTTGAAGAAGCTGAAGACCATATGGACAAAGACAAGAAACCAATGAAAGCTGGTTACATGTCTTCTAACTACAAAATGAAAAAAGAAGAAGTTGATGAACATATGAATGCTTTAGTCGCTGGACAAGATGACTTATCCGAAGAATTTAAAACTAAAGCTGCAACTGTATTTGAATCAGCAGTAAACTCTAAAGTAAAAGAGATTGCTGAATCAATGGAAGTTGAAGTACAAAATAATTACGAGCAAGATATTGCAAATGCAAAAGCAGAGTTAACTGAAAAAGTTGACAGCTACTTATCTTATGTCGTTGAAGAGTGGATGAAAGAAAACGAAATCGCTCTTGAAAGAGGCATTAAAGGTGAAATCGCTGAAGACTTTATTAGCGGACTTAAAAAACTTTTTGCTGAGCATTACATTGATGTTCCTGATGACAAGTACAATGTACTTGAAGACCAAGCTTCTAAAATAGAAGATTTGGAAAAGAAACTCAATGAGCAGATTGAAAAAAATGTTGAATTAAACAAGGACAATGCAGAAAAAACTCGTTCAGAAATAATGAGCGAAGTTGCAAGTGACCTTGCTGATACAGCAAAAGAAAAATTTGCTAAACTTGCTGAAGAAATTGAATGGTCTAACGCAGATACTTTTAAATCAAAATGTGAAACTATTAAAGAATCATACTTTGGTAAGAAAGAAGAAGTGAAAGACGAATTACATGATGTGGCGGCTGGCGATGAACTCTCAAATGAGGATTTATCGAAAGCTATGGCTGCTTACACTGCCGCTATAAGCAAAACTAAAGATTTAAAACTTTAGTAATTACGGAAAAAGGGAGAAAATAAAATGTACTTATCCGAAACACACGAAAAAAAATGGCAGCCTGTGTTAGAGCATCCTGATTTACCAGAAATCAAGGACTCTTACAGACGAGCCGTTACATCAGTTA